TTGGCGATGTTTTACAGACACGCCGTCCGCGCTAAACGAATCAATCGCGTCATCGCCGCTCTCGTCGAAGCCTTCTAAGTACGCCAGTGCGAGTTCGCATTGAGCGTCTTTTACCGGCTGCGGAATTTCGGTTGATTGATAAACCTCCCCATACCCCCAGCCCCACGTGTAACCATAGAAACCGCCGTATCCGACACCTACGCCATCAACCTTCGCGACGTCGATTCGTGGCCAAGCGAGCCGCTGAGTAGTCGTAACACGATTGCCGAGCCAGTTTTCACGGTCGAGCCGTTGCGCCGCCATCAGCAATGCCCGCGTCTTATCGTCCGAATTCGCGCCAGTCCAACCGTCGGCGTTCAGTTTAGAATCGAGATAGCTCTCAGCCGCATCCATATCGACGTATGAATTCGCCGTGCTTCCACCGATTGAATTGTCGAGCGCGGGGATAGGCATTATTCGTCAGCGTTTTTCTTTGGGCGTCCTTTGGGTTTTGACGCGACTTCTTCTTTCGGCGCGGATGCATCTTCGCCAACGCCTTCAGGCGCCATCGGCTCATAAATCTTATGGATCTCGGGATTGAAATCCGTTTTGTTGATGATCATCAAAGCGCCCGGAGTATCTGGATGTTCGACGGTGATGGTTTCAATCATGATCTTTCTTGATTTAACGAGGGCGAGTTACCCCGCCCTCTATTCGATTACGGGTTAGGGTTGCCCGGCCAAACGGCAGGCCAGTTCAGGACGGACCAACTTCGCGCCCCACAGGATGTCGAAGTCCCAGACGGTCTGCTTGTACTGTCGGCTGACTTCCAGCCGGAGCACAATGCCGCTCTTGGGGTCTTGCATGGACATCATTTGATTGCCGAGTTCGAGATCAATGGTTGACGCCTGCAATGGACGCGTCGCGAAAGCGATGGCGTTTCTGTGAAAGCCGAGATTGACGGTGTGGGAAGCCGTGAGAGTGACAGCCTCGCCTCCGGCCTTGGAGGTCACAAGCCCCGGATAGATGCTTACGTTCGTATTGCCGACCGCGAGCGTCACGGCCGCCGTAACGACGTAAGTCTGATTATCGCTGGCAAACTTGATGATATCGCCAGCTACGAGAGGCGATGTATTGGTCGCCTTGGCAATGGAGACCGTTTTGACGCCTGCAGCGTGCGCTCCGTTGACCGTGGCAGCGCCAGCGGTGAGAGGGGTTGAGGTATGGGTCGGAACGTGATCGTCAGCGAACCAGTCCATGCCGAAGAACATGCCCATTTCGCCCTGCTGGACGACTTGGTTCTTGCCGGACTGCGAGGCGTCCCTAAACGCCGCCTGAGTCAACGCGTTCGCCTCGGCGTCGAAGTTCATCACCACGCGACGCTGATCCAGCGGGCAGAGCTGTTTGTTCAGGGTTTTACGCAGGTCCGTGGCCTCGGTGATGGTAGTAGCGAAAGGTATCGCGCTTACCGATCCTGCGAAGCCAAAGACGCCCTTGTATTCGTCGAAGATGTCAATGTTGACCGCGTTGGCGAGCGCCTTGATCGCCTCATCCGCCTGCATCGGAAAGAAATGCTCGTTGCGATCAATCTGAACCAGATCCTTATCGCTCAAATGGAAGTCGCTATGCTTCCAGTTGTCGAGCGGGATCTGAACCACGTCCGGCGTGTTGCTGGCCGGCGCGGGCGGCGTGTTACTTGGCGTAACGTCGCTGGCGACCTGCGCCACGGGAATCGGCACGTTGATCACGTCGCCTTTTTTCGCGGCGTCCATCGCGTAGTCGCTATTGACCAGCCTTGGCATAACCACGCGCTGACGAAGAGACATTAAGCCCCTCGCCAGAATCTTCGGCATAATGTTGGTTAACGTATTCGGCATTTTGCTTTCGCTCCTAGATTTTTATTTCGCGCCAACCAACTATCGAGATCAATCAACAACTGTGATTTCACCTTTCGCAATCGCCTCGATGTTCGAGTTCAGCGCATCTTGATCAAAACGGCGCACGGTTTTTACTCCCGTTCTGCCGCTATCGCTCTTACCTGCTCCGCTGCCACCGGCTCCAGACGCCTTGTAGAATTTCGGCCTCTGATCGCTATAGACCTCTTTGAAGAACTTCTCCGGCGTAACCGTCGAAGCGCTCCCGTCCTCCATCACGACGATCTTGCCGTCTTCGTCGAAATCGAAACGGCGCTGGTTTGCGAGTTCAAGTCTCGCAACTTCCCAGTCGCCAGGATCGCCCCCGGACTTGACGAACACATCTCGCAACGGCGACCAGAGCCTGAACTCGCGCAACTCAGATTGGGCCTTCTGCAGTTCGGTCTTCGTTGTGCCGAGTTCGTCCTCTTTCTTCTTCAATTCCTTCGCGTGCAACTTGTCTTTCATCTCAAGCTGCTTCGCCGCGTCAGGGTTGCCCTTGCCGTTTTCGCTACGCTTGTTCCAGTGCTCCAGAACCTGCGCAATCTCGTCGTCTTCGGCCTCGGCCAGAGCTTCGGTTAGCGACTTGAACTTGCCGAACTTGGCGAGTTCGCCGTCTTTCTCCTTGACCTTGCCAAGAAGTTCGGTGGTTTTCTTTTTCAATCCAGCGGCTTTGATTTCCGCGTATTTGTCCGGGTCAAAGTTGAACTTGCCGGCTTCGGCCTCAACGTAAGCCCCGCGAATTGCCTCATCAACCTTGTTGATGTCGTCAATCTGAAATTCAATCCCCATAACTTCCTCCGCCTTGCTTTGGAATTACCGGCCTTGCCGGGTTGATGGTTATTATTGTGGGACAGTCGCAAACTTTATTTTTGCGACGTTATGCGTCCGCCGGATCGCTGCCGCTCTCAAAGCCGCGCAACAGCTCAGCGCCCAGTCTTTGCTTCTCTTTCTGCTCGGCTCGAATGCGTGCCTCCTCAACCTTTGAATCAAAATTTTCAGGCAATCGACCGGCGCGCCCTAGAACTTCCCAGAACGTTTGCAGGCTGAGATCACCGGATGCGCGTATTGCGCCATATGCCTGCATCTCTTGGGCGCTGAGGGTGAGTTGATCAATCTCCAAGCCTTCAATCGAACCGCCGGCGGTCGCCTTCGGATCAACATATTGGGTCGTGAATTTAAGAGACTGCTCGCCACCGTCTTTCAGGCTGCGCGCCGCAGTCGCCAGATCCGAATCCGTCTCGACGTGATTAGCGAAGACTTCGGTAGCGGTCTTCTCAGGCGACGGACCATTCGGCGCAAGAATCGCCAGCCCCAACCTCGCCATCTGCGCTTCCAGATCCTGCAGGTCGGTTCGCTGCGGCGTCAGGCCCGCCCCGTCAGGCTCTGCAAACCAGACATCGCCATCGGGACGTACAACATGAAATGAGTTATGGCCGATGACCTCGATTGTCTTACTCGGATCAAGCCCCTTGAAGCACAATTGAGGGATGCACATTCGCAGCCCCTCGCTGTAATCGGAATATTTCTGGTAATGGCCGATGTTGATCAACGCCAAATCAAGCAACGGAGGCTTGCTGGTGAAGTATCCGGTTTTGCGGCCATAGATAACGGCGACAGGGATTTCAGACAGCGAGGATTCGCCGGCGGATTCGAGGATGTAATCCGTTCCATTCTCGGTCTTCGTCTCGCGGTACAGTTCCCAAAAGCCCGGACTTAAGACACGGTATTTCTTAACCTCTTTTTCGCCATATTGGCCAACCGGCTCATAGCCACATTCTTCGAAGGTGATCTGTTGGAGAATGCGGCGCCCGGTGGGAACCAGTATCATCTCACCGTTCGACAACTCAACGGCGCGCGTCTCTATTTCACTGCGCCAGTTCAGCGCCTGGCTTGCCCGATAGCTCACCCAATACGGCCTGTGTCCGACTGCCAGTTCGTCGGCGCGCGTTGATCCCTCCGGCAATCGCGGCGGCATATCCACGTAGATAAAGGCATGACCAAGTTTCATTGCGTCGGTAAAAACTTCTTTCGCGAAAACTGTCCATGCCGCGCCTTGTAAATCAATATTCTCAGCCCAGCCTTCGAGGCTTGACTGGCTATCCGCCCCTTCCCTACCGCGAATCACCTCCGGCACGTCTGGCCCAAGCTTCGGCTCTTTCCTAAAAACCATCCCAACTAGCCCGTTCAATGTCCGCTCAAACGCGTTAAAGAGAAGCGCCCGGCTGAGTCTGACCGGATAGTCCTTGCTGCGATCTTCAGCCGGCTCGACGGGCAGATACTTAGCGCCCAGAGTTCGCAAATGGCGCGCGCCTTTGGACAGATCGTCAACGATCTCCCAGTCGTAAGCCATCTCCTTGTGGGCTTCGCATTTGTAATTGGGCTTGTTTATCTCTTCGGTCACGAAGAGAAGGTAATGGAGCGGCGGGATTTATTTTTTAGGCGGGAAAAAGAGCGGTCGCGGTTTGCGCCTTGTGGCCAAGTTTTCCGCGACCGCTTTCTACAGGAGGTCACCCGTTGCTTTACGGTATCAAGTTTGCGCTTTTATTTTCAGCGCCTGAACGTGCCTGAGTAGGACTGACCGCCGAGCGCCAGTTCGTTAAAGCTATCGCTGGCCGAATCTACCTGATCCTTGTATTTTCCTCTTGGAAACTGCCGCAATTCTTCCTTGAATGCCTTATTCCATGCCCCTCGAATCATCTTCACGTTTCCAGCGTTAACCTGCGCGGCGAAAGAAAACGCCCTTGTCTCTTTGCTCCCGGTCACCGGCTCGGCTTTCACGTTGAATCCGGCAAGGAATCTTACCAATTGCTCAGCCTGCCCCTTTCCCGCCTGGCCTGGGTCCTGCGGCAAATGGATTGCAACGGCCTGGCCATCACTGATAGCTGTACTTCGCAATGTCGTCTTGGCATCGTCCGCCGACAATTGCCCGCGCTCGACATCGCACACGTAATAAATCCCCTTGTCGTCGGTCCCAATCAACACTCCGGAGGTGTAAGCGCCAGATCCTTTACTGGCCGCCAGGTCCCACGCGCGACAGAGACGAAGATCCGCCGGCGCAACCTCAACCACCTCCAACTTGTCCACCTTGAAAAACTCGCCTTCTTTGGCGCTGGGCCTCTGCTGAAACAATGCCTGGAAGAAATATTCCCCAATTCTCTTCCCGATCTTCTGCAACTTCTCAATCGGCCTCCGCTCCGGGCAAAGAGCTTCACCGGACTGGAGCCTAAAATCCCGCTCGACCGTGCAGGACGATGGAAATTGATTCGGGTCTGAATCTTCGGATATCGCCGGCAGGTTGACTATATGCCAGCGCTCCCGGTCCTCCTCGTCTTCGGCATCTTTTTCTTCCTGAAGCAGCCAGCCGGCCAGGTCGTCCTCATGCCAGCGGGTTTGAACAATAATCATGGCGCCGTTCGGGTCCGTATCGCTCCACGGTTCCTCTCTTGTGTACCATGTTGAATTCCACCAGTCTTGCAGCTTGGCGCGGATCGTTTCGGATGCGGCTTCCTCGGCGTTCTTGATAGGGTCGTCGACGACTCCAAGATGAAAACCCTTGCCGGTTGCCGGGCCTCCGGCGCCGCATGCCCATAATCCGCCGCCATGACCGGTTTCCCATTGCTTAACCGCGCTCGCCTGTTCGCTCACGGCCCCGACGGCCCGCAGATAGTTTTCGCGAGCATTGCGAGAAAGCGTGTAGGCTAAATCAGCGGCGTAACTGGCTAAGCCAATCCAGTATTGGGGATGGCGGTAAAGGAAATAGGCAGTGAATAATCGAGAGACAGTCTCGGATTTACCGTGGCGCGGCGGGGTGAAAATTAGAAGGCGTTTGATTTCGCCATCAGCGACGCGCTGGAGAACATTTATGAGGGCTTCGACGTGAGGGTAGAATTTATATTGCGGGTTAGCCTTGCGGATGAACTGGCGGAAGCTGATCGGGACGGACTGCTGCTTGCGCCTGCGCCGCTCACGTTCCGCTTTCGCTCTCAGCAGCAATGATGGCGTCGAGTTGTTCGTCTGATAGCTTTGATACATCTATCTTGCCGGAATGCTCAATTTGCCGCTTCTCAACATACCCGCGCTCCTTGCCGAGCGTCTTTAACGCAAAACACACTGCCCATCCTTCGCCTCCAAGAACGGCGCGCTTCAAGGCAAGCTCGCAGGTGTCAACGAAATGGCCGCGCTCGTCGTTGATGGCGTCCTGCACCGACTGGTAGCGCTTGGCGTAAGTATAGACAGTTGTTGGAGAACATCCTATTTTCCGCGCGGCGAGATAAACCATGCCCTGCGTTTCCTTCAGGGCGTCGATCATATCTTTGGCTGTCCATTTCTCCTTTTTCATGTGTTCAGTTATCCAGTTCTCGGCGGATCTCGAGCGACGGGAAGGTCGTGGACATCCGCTCGAGTATGACGGCGCAATATTTGGGACTGATTTCCAATCCAAACACGCGGCGTCCAATATTCTGCCCAGCTACAAATTGACTACCCGATCCCGCAAAGGGTTCATAGGCGATTTCGCTGGTCTTTGAATGGTTCATCATCGGGCGGATGAACAGGTCGACAGGCTTTTGCGTGGGGTGTGCCGTGTCGCCTTCGCGTCCCGCCTCCCAAACGGACGTCTGGCTCTTGTCGCCATACCACGGAGGCGGGCTGCCCCGGCGCCATCCGTAAAAGCAGAGTTCGTGCTTCCAGTGGTACATGCCGCTCCTGGTCAATACGAATCCCGGCTTCACCCAGATTATTTGCCGATGGATAAGAATATCCGCCGCCGCCGCCGCCGCCGCAAAAAACGTGCCCTGCGTCAGCATCGGATGCCAAAGATAAAATGCGGCATTTTCAGTCAGGTGCGGCACGGCGGTGCGAATCGCATCCTCGAGAAACGCCTGCAGCGATGCGCCATCTGTTAAATCGTCATTTTCAATGTCGCCCTTTTCAGCAGCAATATTCTTGAAGCCCGACCGAGGAATGCCGTTCTTTATTGCGACATAATCAACACCATACGGCGGGTCAGTGTTCATCAAGACGCCTTTTTCGCCATCCATCAACCGCGCGACATCCTCCGGTTTCGTCGAGTCGCCGCATAAAAGCCTGTGATCACCAATGAACCAAAGATCGCCCGATTCGACATCCCATTTCTTGTTTAACTCGGCAGCCCGATCAATCTCCGGCTCGGCGCCCTCACCTGCGTCTCCACCGATCCCCATCAACGGCACGATCCCTGCCTCTTCCGCCTGCTTCGTGATCAGATCCATCAGCGCGGCGTTGCCCGTCGAAACGTCCTGCAACAAGGCCTCGAGCTTCACGCGGGATTGTTCGGCTTCCCATCCAATCGGGTCGAAGGTGAGGACGGCTAAGTCCGCCTCAGCATCGCTCAAATCGTAAACATCCACATCCCATTCGGCGTCAATATCCAGCGCCTGGCGTCCGTGTCCGTCGAAGAATACCAGCGCTCCGCCTGCGCGTTCGGAGCGGTAGGCCTTCAGGTCGTCCAGTTTGCCGACGGTCTCCAGCAGCCCTCTCAACGGTGCCATCTGCCCCTCTGGGTGAATCTTCGGATTCATCGGATGAGGCAAAACGTCGCCGACGCGCATTCGCACGGTTTCAATTTTGCGATCTCTCCATTGTGATTTTTCTTTACTCACGTCGTTAAGATAAAGCCTTTGCCCTGTTTATTTCCGCCGCTGCATCTGCGCCCTCCCCTCGACCTTGCCGCTAAACCCCATCAGTTTCAACAACGCGACGCGGTGATTGCCGGATGTCGAAACGACAAAGCCGCCGGCGGGCTTCTCAGCTAACACAATCGGATCTTGTTTTAAGCCCTTCTCCGTCAGTCCCTCAGCCAGCGACTCAGCAAGGGTCAATAAGCGTCCACGATCGAGCGCCGGCCGTCCGAGAGTGATATCAGAAATCGGAACCGCCACCCTCCTTGCCTTGTTTTCAAGACCAACCGGAAACGGATCACTTGACGTAAACCCCAAATACCTCACGTCGATCTTGCTCGGCTCAACCTTCCCGGCCTCATTGATGTACGGCGGCGCATTGCGGATAAGAGATAGTTGGGATTGGGTCAGTGCGAATCGCGGCGGAATAATATTCGGAATAATTTGAGCCGGGAACGCTCCTTCGCCGGCCAATGCCTTTTTCACGCTGAGCTGATAGAAGTTCTCGCCCCAGAGTGGATCGCGTTTCAGTCCTACAAAATCCTCAAGCTTCAATTCTCCGCGTTTATAGAGTTCATAGCCCTTGTCGGTGCCTAAAATATCGCGTTGCGTCTGTGCGTCCTGCCTTTCGAACCAGTCAACGCCCTTATCGACCGTAATTCCCTTAACGGCCGGCACGGCAACGCAGCGACATCTCACATGACTCTTCATTGGCTCGGTCACCGGGTGAAATGTTCCATCAAGAGCGCAACAACTGGCACAGCAGCGGCGACCGCGACCAGAGCGCCAATACCAACCCTGAACCACGTCGCCGTTTTGCAGGTAATTCTGACGCGAACTTTCGCGATACGCTCGAAGCGTCTCAGTCCTCGCAATACTCAGCGCCCGCGTCATATTGCCGCCGAGGCCGGCGCGGATTTGAGAGGCAATCGCCCTTGGATTTCTCCCTAGCGCCACACCTTCAATCAGCCCCTGTTCGACGATGGAGCGAGCGGACGGCGCCAGCTGATTCAATAAACTCCTTAACGGGCTCCCATTGCCCAACGTGCCAACCAAGTTCTCCACAGCCGCAACGGGTAGCTTATTGAACGTGGCCGAAATTCCCGCCGCTTCCGCTCCGGCTTCCATCAACGCAACGGAATCTGCGAGGCCGGCCTTAGCCGCCACTCCCTGTTGTTTGGTGATCGTGGATTCGGCGAAATCCGAGAACTTGCGCAGCTCTGCATCAACCTGCCGCAAGAGCGCTCCGTATCTCTCCTGCCGGACCAGCCAGAATTGGTTCACAGCCTCGCCCTTCGCGCGGGCGTCGGCGATGTCGGCGGTCAGCTTGTCGAGGTTTTTCTTGAGCCGATTCCAAGCCAATCCGTAGGCGTTTACCAAACGAACGGCAGCCTTGCGCTCACGTCGCAGGACAGCGGATCGGAAAGAATTTGCAACTGCTACGATATCCGGCATTTAACAAAAAGCCCGGCTTGCGACCGGGCTGGAATAGGAGAGTGAGAATTACAGCCTCAAACAATCAATCTTCGGTGACCACTAGCGCCCCGCCGGCAAACGTGACCGTGTCGCCTGTCGTGATAGGCTTCGCCTCAATCTTCGCGACCAGGCCCGCGCCCGCCGCGGTAATATTGATCGCGGCGCCGCCCTGCGTGGCCGAAAGCGAGAAGGTGTCACCGGAAACACTGATCACAAAATAGGTCGTGCCCTCGGAAAGCCCTGTTGGCAGAGTCGCGCCGGGAATCGACAGCACTCTCACCTGATCATCGTTAACCAAGGTGTGGCCCGGCGCCGTCAGGAGGTCGGCGACAGTCGCCGTGAAGATCTTCCCCGCATCGCTTCCCAGCCATCCCCAATAGAGCAGATTGCCGGATGTTGAAGCGTCGAAGAGGCCGAACGCGACGACCGTACCCCATGGCGCGGTCGGAGTGACGAAGGATTGCGAGACTGCGAGATTCTTCGATCCGCCGGAAGCTGCCGGGAAATTCGTGGAGTTATTCGTGACCGACTTGCGCGCGTATGACCCGCCTGTCACTTCGGTTCCACCACCGGAGTCAGAGGGCGCCGCGGTAAAAAGCGCGAGAAAGACGTTCGCCGGCGCTGTATACGCAGCGTTCCCTAATACGTGGTCAAGTAGCTCTAACTCAAGAAAATCAGACTTACTGCCTGGCATAACTTTCTCCCCTTATGACGCCGCGTCCGTCGCGCCTTTTTGAAATGAAATCGTGCCGATAATCGGCGTTTGAACTGTTGATTGATCCGTGATCGGCTGAATGTCGAAGTGGTACGGGCTGATAGGTTTAATCTCCGCCCATTCGCTGTCTTGATGCCGGATGAGAAAATATCCGGTCGCCGTTCCGCTGGAACCGTTCGCCGTGATCTGGCCTTCGACGCTAAGGACGGCCGTAATCTCGCGCTGAATGATCGCCGCAGCGTCAGCATCATCAAGCGACCGCTTGACCGTGAAATAAGCCTTCGCCAGCACTACGCCCGCCGGCCAGTCGGTCAGCTCGAATGCGATCTCGGTGTCATCCCCGATGACGTAATCTTTTAGCCTCACGTTCTTCGCGATCATATTGTTAGCAGATATCACGACAGGGTTTCTTATTTTGCCGATAGCGGCGATAGGAGCCGTCTTCATCGAGCCGCGCAGCAGCGCTCTTACAATCCCGACAACCTCAGTGACCAGGGGCGGAAAGCTAGCTCGAACGGTCGCGCCGGCACGAACCACTGACGAAAGGACGCGCAGCGCGCCTGCCGCCGATTGCGCCGTCGAACGTCCAGCGACTCGCGCCGTCAGGTTGCGGACTATCGATGCCGTCCCGTTCGTTCTCGTCCGTCCATCCGCCCGTCCGCTCAGATTACGAACTATCGAGAGCGCGCCTTGAACCGACGAACGCCCGGCTATCCATCCGGTTAGGGCCATAACGGCCGCCGTTCCAACATTGCCGATTGCGTTCGAGCGGCTGGCGACTGCGCTCGCAAGTGATCGCAGTGCGCCAGCTGCCCCTTGAGTCGACGAGCGTCCCGTAACCGTTCCGGTGAGGTTGCGAGTGATCGAAGCCGCGCCATTTGCTCGCGCTCGACTTGCGACGTTGCTAGCCAAAGGGCGCAGGGCGGAAGCCACGCTGGCGATCCGGCCTTGTCCTTGCGCCCTGCCGTTGAGCGCTCGGACTATCGAGAGAGCGCCTTGAGATGATGCGCGGCCAGCAATCACGCCGTCCAACGCTACACTTCCGCCAGCCACTGCGGCCGGAATAAATATCCGCCTCGCCCCCTGCTTCCAAGCCACCGGCGGGCCATCCTCCAGAGTTAGGGTTCCATTGGTAGTCAAGTTTCGCCCGTTGCCGGAATAATCCACGGCGCAGCCCGCGACCGAGTTATCGGCCATCGGATACCAAGCCCAGAGATTCGCCGTGCGGACTGGGGCGTACTGGCGCATCTGTTGCTGTATTTCAGCATCCGTCAGCGCCGCTTCGTAAATTAAACAACCCCCAATCCTGCCATCGAGATTGTTGGTTGTGAATTGTGAGTTACCGAGCCAGAAGCGAGTGGAGGTGAATGCCGCGGCGGATTGCGTTGTGTCGGCAACCCCATTTAAATACCCCACCAAATTGCCACCGCTACGGACTATCGCAAGGTGGTACCATGTGGCCAAGCTGAGCGCTGAGCCTGTGTCGCTGACATCCGATCCGCTATTGTTGGACTCGGTGTAATTCAAGCCCCCGCTCGTCAGGATGCCGGCGATGATGTAATCGGTATCAGCCGCTCCTGCAATCGAGAACCAGTTGCCCAGGCCAGATGGCCGCGAAATCTGATACACCCAGGCCATCGCCGTGAGCGTCGCCTGACTCGGGGCGGACGCTGTGCGGGTGAAGAAATCGGCGGAATTGTCGAATCTTATTGCCAAAAGGCCACGCCCTTATGTATCGCTGTAGGAGACTTCCGCCTCAATGAACAAGGCATCGCCCGTCATCGTGTCACCGCCCGCTGCTGCATCGCGGTAGAGCGCGAGCCAGAATGTATCGTTCGCCGCAATGGAATCGAGGTTGGAGATGGTTATAGAGCACGTCATCTCACGTTTCGCGGTGGTTCCTAAATGCGTATCCGTGACGGTATTCGCCGTCGCAAGGGCTTTTGTGCTGACGTCCTGGCTGTCGGTATCCGGAGTAATCGCGGCCAACTGCGCGCCCCAGATGACGTCGCCCGAGGTCGCGGTATCGCCCGCCCAGCGGATGACTAGGGTTAAGTTGCCGGAACCATAGTTGATGGCCTTCAGCTTGAAAAATGCCGTTTCCTTCGTGGCCGCGTCGAAGGCGAGGCAAGAAACAGGGAATGCGGTTCCTAACAGCTTTTGATACTGCGGAAAATTCGCGGCTAAGACTTGCGCCTCTTCTGGTTGGAGTAAGGTTTTGACAGTCGCCATAAATTACACCCCCGCTCCCCAGCGTTTATTGGACGTCGCCGAAAGCATTGAGGCTTTAGCCGGAGTGCTGAGAGCGGTGCGCGCTGGAAGCGGCAATGCCGCATTCATCGTTGTGGCGTTGTCCGACAAGAATTGATCTATGGCGACAAACGCCGCTCGTAAATTCGCCTTAGTGCAGCCGTCAACTTGAATCCGATTGTCCCTCATCCACTGCGCCATCAGATCATCTATCTGTTGCGCGGTCATTACCGCCATTGCAATACCTCCGTCAGTGGTAAACCAGGCCAAGCCGAAACGCGACAACCGCGTCGGTTTCGTAATAATTGTCGCCAAAAGCTTTCAAAGGAAATTCTTTGTATTTGTAATAGGAGCCTTCGGCGCCGAAGAAAGCCGAGAACCGCCCGCCAATCGGCTTGATATATTCCTCGCTCACCCGCCAGCCTTCGAGGTAGGAAGGGTTGAGCGTGCCCCTATGCTGCAACGGCTTGATCCGCGCCATGGGCTTGGAAGCGGTGATGTACGGGAAGTCTCGGACTTTGAACTCTTGAAATATCCGCGTGACGGCGACGCGATGATTGCCAAGGTATTTAAACCTCGCCCCAGCACTCACGAGCGGGCTTATACCGCTGTGATAATGATTGTCTTTGCCGCCGGGTTCGGACGGAAAAACCTGATAAATAAAATCCCCACCGGCGGATATGAAAGCATGAAGTGGGCCAAGGTAGAGCAGTGTTAAATCAGCCTCCGGACGCGCAAAAACCTCATAGCCGTCCTGCTTAAACCCCATCGCGCCTTCCTGAAACAGCGTCGGCAGTTGCGGCTGTGTCCGAATGCCGCCGAGGCCGCGAAAGTGGAATGAGCCAACTTGTTTCTGCCCGACGCCAAAGAGTTCAACGGGCGTGGGCGTGAAATCAGATGTGGAACGAGAGACACCGATCCCAGCGCCGATATAGGTTTGAGCGGTAGCGGGAACAGCCAAGGCCAAAATGAATAAAAGGGAGAGCGAAATACGTTTCATTGTTTTCCTGTGGGGCGGTTGTATTTATGGGCGAGCGCCGATGTGCCCCGTACCCGACGCCCGCCCGAATTCTGGTAGCAGATGCGGTAGATCCTCACTAACGCCCGACCCGCCCGCCAGAACCCAGTGAGCCCATGCTCACTTTCCAATACCGATAAGAATGGCGACGACCGCAGCCGTGCCGGCGATCAACGCGAATTTGCGCGAGCGTGAGAGCTTCTTTTCTAAACTCACAATCCGCCCCTCCTGCAACGCGATCTTTTCGAGCGCTGCTGATTTGGCCTCCCGCTCAGCCGCGATTACCGTCTCAAGTTCTTGCGACCGGGCTTCGCTCAACATTTGCAACTTCCGGAGCGAATCTATTTCGCTACGCGCCAGCTCGATCCGTGCGTCAGAGGCAGCGACTTGGGTTTCGTACCCAGCGATCAACTCTCGCGCTGCTTTGAGTTCCCGCGCTGCCGCTGTACAAGCCCGGCCCAATCTGGAGCACGTATCACTTGCAGGAATAGCCGACGAGTCGCTCGATTTCTGTGCAAGCGTCGGGACAGGAAATAGGAGTAAAAGGCACAGGAACAATGCGAGTGTTTTCATAGACTTCCTTGAGGATTTTGGTTTTACCCTGCGCGGTTTTTAAATTGGCGTCAGCGGCGTCGGCGCGGAGCTGAAGATCTTTCAATTCAGCCTTGCGGACATCTATCTCAACTTCCAGCTTAACCGCGCGCGCCTCGGCGGCCTTGGCCTTGGCGTCAGCGTCATTAAATTGCTGTTCCAGCGCCTGAACGCGCTTCTCGTAGCGCCAGGATTGGATCTTCTCGACGGCGGCAAAGATCAGGAAGACAAGAGCCAAGATGGCCGCGACGGTCAGCAAGATTCGAATCAGCCTCGCGCGGTTTTCATAAGCCCACTGCCGGACGCGAAAGAGAAAATTACTCAACATCATTTCGCCTCCTGATTTGGCAGCGACATAAACTTCACGATCACGTAAAGCCTCTCGGCCTTCTTGATCGGCTGCAGATCGATGGCGACCGGGAAAGAGTCCCCGTCCAGTGTCAACGCGCGCAGCTTCATCATTGCATCGCCCATCGCGCGCGGCCGGGGATTCCTCGCGTAAGCCTCGACATGCTTCAGGTGCTTTCCTCTCAACTCAGACGGGATCAAGCCTTCGAACGGCGTACCGTTTAGGCCGTTTTTCACGCGACAAGAAAATAATTTCTCAGCCGCGCCCGTCGCGTAAACAATCCTGCCGGTCGTCAGGTCCACTACGAGCGCAGCGGTATTACTGGACACCTCGGCTAAAAATTCAGACTCGGTTAAAAGCAACTGCGCGGTTAAAAAGTCTTCCATTTTCAATGCCCCGACAGCGCCTTGATGATTTGCCAGACGCCGAGAATTGTTGACAGGATTGATGCGAACCAGCCAAACGCCTTGGCGGCCGTGAGCGCGCGTTCGAGTTCCCCGATGCGCCTGTCCTGCGCCTCAATCTTTGCCGGCAGGTTGCGATCCTGTTCTAGTGTCGTGGTTCGCACCATGAATTCAGTCAGAGTGCCTAGCCGCTTCCCTAAATCGGCGCAATCGTCGCGCACGCCCTTGACTTCTTTTTGGAGCGATAACACGAGTTCGTAAATCAGATGAGTTTCCACCTGTTCGCCTTGAGCTACCATGCCCCTAATTCCTGGGGGGAGTTGTTGGACTTGGTTTTGAGCCATTTAAGGCGGGAGTATGGCGGGAAGGCTGAGTTTATTTTGCTCGCATCTCTGCTTTCAGATCCTCCACGGTTGAGCCGGCGGGTAAGCTCAATGCGGTGAGCTTTTCGCGCATGTGGAACTTGCCGAGTATGAACTTCTCGACCAATGACCAGCCAATCGCGCTGGCCGCCACGGGCAGGAGAGATACCACCTGGCTACTCGTTGATTCGTCGATTACCTTGCGGGAAACGAGCCAAGTTAGGCCGGTCACCAAGAGGTTGCGCGCGATGCTTATTTGGAGAATTTGGCGTAAGCCTGAGCCATTTTGGTGTGATAAGCATTCAAAACGTAGGCGGAACCATTGTAAATCCGCGCGAATCCGCGCCAGTCTAGTTGCCGCAATTCGTCTTCCAGATCCTTCGACTTTATAAACGCGACGAACGCGCCGAGTTGGCCGGCCTCGGTCAGCATAGATTCAACAAAATCCTCAACGGTTTTAAATCCGCACACCGCATAATTGAATCCGCATATCTGAAACGCGCCGTAAGACGCCGAGAGCTGAGCCGCTACCGGGTCGAGGGTGAACGCCTCTTCCAGTCGCCCCCATTCCCCGGCGCCGCCCTTGTAGAGCTTGCGGTTCCATTCGGGGCTTGAGATATGCGGGTGAGATTTGTCGAAGCGGCCTTTGGTGTATCGGCTAAAGATGTGACTTTCGAAAAGGATTTTTACGCGACCGTCGGGCAGGAAGCCGTCGCCGGCGGATTCGACGGACGCGACGGCTTTTAAAGCGGCGACTTCACAGCCTAACTCTTCAGCGGCTTTTGCATAATCTTCGTCGGTGAGCATGGGCGGAGGGTATTTGAGACGTAGGCTTTATTTTGCGAAAGGGCGCCGCCCGTTGCCAGACAGCGCCCTTGCCTCAGCCATACCAATAGAGACAATGGCTTAGGAAGTGAGTGGATGATAGCGGAAATCAGGAATCTATTTCGCGATACCCCGTTCGGGCCTGCCCGCGCGCGCCAGGCGCTCTTTCCTTCTCGAAACTTTCCATCTTGCCGATCTCGCACAGGCGATTGAGCCAGACGGTGACGTGAATGCGATCGCGCTTCATCCGCGCCGCGATTTGGTCCGCCTCGTCGTAGCCTTGCCGAATCAGGTCATAGATCGTTTCTTCGACGGACTGTGACGGCAGCGTCAGTTCGTATTGAACCTCTTCCAAGTAGCCGCTGATCAGATTCTGCAACCTCGGCGCGACGCTGATCAACTGCCTACATGCCCCCTGAAAACCCTCCCACGCTGCGAGTACGTCTTCCTGATCGCACAGGGCCGGGACGGTTTCATCAAGCGGGGGCGCTTTTCGTTCTTTCAGCATTCGCCATGCGTCCTTTGTTGAGAAAAACGGATTCTCGCTCTTTAGTTTGGCGAACGTTTCGATAGTGGCCCACGGATCGTCAGTGCAAAGAGCCGCCCGGTAGAAATCCTTTTCTCGCAGGTGCCGCAAAGAACCGTTCTGAAACTCTCTAGTGCTAGCGCTAGCACTAGAGAAAAACGTCTCATGAATGCTCGCATTCTCATAGATGGCCCTTGGCGAAACGGCGCAAAGATTGGCGTATTGCTGGACCGCCTTGGCCACTTGCTGGCCTTCCAAATCATGTCGGCCCCTGGCGGCTCTCGGCTGGGACCGCTTAACCACCACCGCGTCACAGGCGGCCTCGACGCGCCACGACATATAACCCAACGTATCCACCTGCTGGCGCGCTTCCAGTAGATCCTCGTCCGCCATATTTGGCAATTCAGAAATGATCTGGTCGGCAGTTAATTCAACGCTATTGAAAAAACCGATCGCACTGCTCGCAATCTGCTGTGAGGGATTTGAAATTGATGTCACCTGTAAAGCTCCTGTGGTCATCGTGTGTCTCAGGTTAAAGCGACGCGTTGCCGCCTTGTTGATAAGCAATCTTCTCCAACTCCCCGCTCTCCTCCTTCTCCCTCAGCGCCTGCAACGCGTGGTCAAGGTCGGCTTGCGTTTTAGGCGAGAGCGGTTCGGTGAGCGCGCGGTATGAGGCAATAGCAGCCCGCAAATCCTCATTGGCCGGGTTGTACCTGTCGAAATATTCCTTTGCCGACCTCGTTTCTCCAAAAGAGTCAACAGCAGCCAAGTACGCCACCGCCGCCGTCGCCACCTTCCGCGCCGCGTCGAGTTCAAGAATGGAAGATTGTGCAAGCTGACAAAAGCTCGTGCCTTCACGGCTTGTGGAGACGTGAGGACACGGCTTGCCGCGCAGTTCGGCGTTCTCGGCGGTGAGGCGCGAGTTCTCAGCGCGCAGGTGAAAAACCTCGTCGAATATGTTTTTGGGTTTCATTCTCCGTCCTCCTCCTCGCTCCACTCCGGCCACAACCGCGTCATCATTTCGTCAACGACCGCGCAGTCGGTATCGGGGATGGAGGGGCATTCGCGTACTAAGTCTTCATTGCTGAGTTTTCTCAACCGGTCCTGCTCGGCGAACGTGGCGAGAATGCCGGTGAGCGCGTTGTTGGTGATTGGTTGGTTGGTCATGGTCTTTACGAAAGAAACGTTTTGTTAAGAATTCACTTCCCGCAGAGCAACCCGCAGGAAACTAGCGCAATCTCCGTGTCGCAAGGATCATCAAACAGCCCTTTATCAAAGCGGCCGTTGATCGTCCGAACGACTTGACGAGCGCGCGTATCTACTATGCGCTGGCGCTCGCTTCGCACCTTGTCGTCGGCAAAGAAGCGAGCATTCCAAGTAAAAATCTCGGCGTCTGGTCGTCGCCGGCGCGTACCGAATCGCTCAAACCAGCACAATCTTTCGAATAGATCAGGGTGAGTTTCAGCCAGCCAGGCGTATTCGTAGGTTCGCTGATAGAAACAGAAATAGCAGTTAGAGCGCGTTCGGCCGGCGAAGAGCATTCTTTGTTCCCAAGGTTCCAACTCTTCGATTAGATGAGCGCGCGGCCCCATCAACTCGCAAACTCGGTAGTAAAGCGATGGCCAGAAATACGACGGCGGAAGTAAGTCTTTGCGGTTCAAGATTACCCAGACGCCGCGCAAATCAATGCCCATTTCGACCAATGGATAAACCGGCGTCCACAGATCGGAAGGGCGCACGCCAACGCGGTTTTCATCGGCGCGGAGGCCGTAATAGACCGTGCAATTCTTCGAGCCGTAAAACTTCTCAAGCGGTTGAATCTTGGCTTCCGTAGTGCAGAAACGCCGAGCATGCGAGGGCAAAATATCGTAGTGCTGAATCAGGCTCTCAAGACTTCTTCCAACGCGTTGAATGCGCCATCCGGTGTCCGCCTCGACCTTCTCAAGCCAAGCATAGGTCTCCGGCAATTCGCTGCCGATGTCGCAAAATACATATTCGTATGGCAGATCGGGCCGGCGCGCCGTTTGTAGCAAGGCCGTCGCCAGTGAGTCTTTGCCGCTGATTGGAATAATGTGTCTCATAACTCACTACAAAAGGATTGTTTCGTTAAGAATCGCGTTTTAACCGCCCGCCATTCGTTTTGCCGCGTCTTATCCGCACTCGCGCCCTATCGCCTCACCTACCCCGGTTTCTGCCTCAGCAATCGCCCTTTTAGCCTCAAGCAGCGCCGTCAATCTGACTACTTCGGCGCGAAGCCGCTCAAGCTCCGAGCGCGCGCCATCTCTCCGCTTCCGCTGCCACTTCTTGCTGGCGCCGGTCGCTTTGATCTTGCAGTCCTCGCAACGCAGTCCGCGCTCTTTTGCCGCCTTGCCACAAGCGACGCAACGCCCGCGAGCCTTTAAACTCTCATAGCGATTCTTCCAGTAAATCCGGCGCGCCTCGGTCATACGTCCAGCTCCTCTTCGGTAAATTCGTTTCCGCCAAGCGTCTCAGCTATCAACCTCTCGTTGGCAGTCCGGCGCGCCCTCACATTCATTTCGTCCCGGCGGCGCATTTCGCGCAGTTCCCCGATGATGATTCCGTGCGCTTCCCCCTCTGCGCGGATCGCGCGATAGATACGAGAAAAGACAGCGGCGAAAACGATAGTTAGAATCGCGAGCGCGAACGCGATAAACAGAACCGCCATTGCCATGTCGTCAATTGAATGGTTCATTTCGCCTCCAGATAGTTCTCAATCGTGCTCTTTGCCTCTTCCCAGCCGACACACAAGCACGCGCAATAGCCCTGAGCGGCAAGATCGTTGAGCCATTGCTTTTGCGATTCCGTCGGCCGTCCACCTTCCACCTTCAATTCGATATACAATCCGTGGTATTGGCCGCGCGGAACTGGAAGGCATAAATCCGGCACCCCAGCGCGCATACCTTCAGCCTTCAACTTGCCACCTGCGGACTTGGTGCGCTTCCCGGCGTTAGGGATAGCAAAGAGTAGATTGAGTTCCGGCAGTCGGCGCGCCTCGCGCCTTGCCCAGCAAAACAATTCAACTTGCTGGAAATGTTCCCGCTGAACCGGCCGTCGCTTCACGACGCGCTGCAAAATCCGCGCTTTCTCGCTCTCACTCGCGTTGCGCCAGGCGCTTGTAGAAATTCGCTCGGTCATTAGGCGACCACCTCCGTTTCTATCAACTCCACCTCTGCCGGATGAACGTTCAACCGCTTCCCGGCGTACCGCGGCGAGTCGTCGTCAAACAGCACATTGAAATTCGCCGACGAGTTATGGCCGACAATGACGCCGTGAGCGCTCCCGACCTTCACCCGCTGGCCGCATTTGACGTGCGGCATTCCGCGATACTTCGCGTTGCGCTCGAAGCCTTCAGACGTGCGCGGCTGTCCGAGCTTGCGGGCGCGCATCGCAGTGATAGGAACGTCCGGCCAGGATTCGGTAACGTCGCGCCAATACTCGGCCTTTGCCTTTCCAGCGCTGCGGTGATTGATAATCTTCGTCCAGTCGGTTCCTTCAACTGAGACTTCAAAAGCAAACACTTCGTTCATTGATTCCCCCCTCTAATCTCCCGCAACAACTCCGTCACCGCTTCCAGCGCCGTCGCGCCGAAGCCGTACAACGGGCCGGACGATTCACCCGCTACCCATTTGCCACCATCTTTAATCGGCGGCGTCAGGCTGATCTTGAACTCCTCGATTGCGGCTACAAGAACCGCCGCTGAACACTCCGGCGAACATTGAAAGTCTTCCAGCGCCGTTAGCGCCTCGCGCGCGGTGAGATTGCGATCCGGTGATATTGATTTTGCTGTTGCTGTGCTCATTGAATCTCCTTTCTTACGCTCCCGCTGTTTGCCTGTAAGTCACCGCTTCAGCCTCGGCCCGGACAGCGCCAAGCAGGCTTTGCAGTGCAGAAATCTGCGTTTTAAGACTCTTCACCAACTCCCACGCCGCTTCGTGTTCAGCTTCGGCAATGCGGACGCGGTACATGGCTTTATCGGTTTTGATATCCACCAATGCGTTTTTGTGCGTGTCGGTGAGCTTCTTGCCGGCGTCGTCTTTTTCGAGACTGACTTTTACGAACTCGTTGGCCCGCAACTGCCGGTAGGCGTGCTCCGCCTCCGCGTGCTCAGTCCCGAACTTGTGGTGCTGGTTATTCGCCTCAGCGAGCCTGTCAATCGCGTTGAGGATTTTTACTTGCAGCTCTTCCGTCATGCTGACACCTCCTTAGCCTTCACAATCAACGCTTCAACCTTCGATAAATCGACCAACCCGAGCAGGCTGTAGTCCACGTCGCATTCGCCTTCCCAGTCAGTGCTGACGCGGTATGCCCACGCAGTCAGAAACGTGACTTCCCTTGGCCGACCGCGATCAAACGGCACTTTCCCGTCAAGCAGGCTGTCGCCGAGGGCCTTCAGCTTCTCGACGTAATCGCCGAACACGCCTTCAGCGCCGACGTTCTCGCGCTCCCACGACAATCCACTTTGTTCGCCTTCGAAGAATTGGCCGAAGAACGCGAAGCGCAAACCAAACCAATCTTCGGGCAAATCAAGATAAGCGCCCGATCCGCAATAAGTGGCTTGCGGCCAACTGTCGATCTGATCATTGCGCCAATCGTAAAGCGGCAAGCCGCCTGGCCAATCATCAGGATTCGGCCTGTTGATTTCGAAATCGTCGAACGCGACTAACTCGCGCTCGCCCTTCTTGCCGCGCCGATATGTCACTGAAACTATTTCGATAGATTTACTCATGCCGCCTCCCCTTGCTCCCACTCCGTCAGCGGACGCAGCGTCTGTTCAACCTCAAACGAGTCGCGCAGAGCCGCCGTTTCCAGATCGTCGCAGTCAACGCATTGGGGTTCGCCGTTGTCCGACTGCGCCCATATTTCTTTGCCGCAGAAACGGCACTCGGTGCGAATGGTTGTCGCTTCAGGTTTGCTCATTAAATATTCAACGCCTCCGCGAGCGCCCGGACGGCGCGCTGGTAAGAATCTGGCGTCAAATTGCACTCCTTAATTACCGCAGCGGCAGACTTGTAAAGACGCTCTCTGCCTTCTTTATCCTCGCCTTTGCCTAGCCTTCCGGCGGATTCGATAATTCGCTTGATGCCGATTTCGTTTAACTCTTCGTCAGTTGGCGCCATTACGCTGTCACCCCCTTTGCTTTCGCCTTGAAGGCTTCATGAATCCTCAACAGTTCCAACCGCCTCGCTTGCCACCCCGTAATCGGATTGTCGAAATCCGCGTACTGCCAAAGCGGGTGCGGGAACGTAAGGCACTTTTCGCACTTGCCGGACGCGTCCTTCGTGTGCTTGCCGCCGCGTGGACAATCCACTTGTTCAATCGGCGTCCAGCCGGCTTCCATAAGCCACCAACCGAGTGTGCCGTCGCGGAATTTGAGTTTGTCAGCTTTCGATTTCGACATGGCTTTGAACTTCCACAATTACCCAGAATTTCCCACTCTTTGTCGCGACCACGACCTGGCGCTCGAAGACGGTTGCGGCGCCGATCTCGGCAAAGAGTGAATCCCCTGCCGGCCGTATGTCGCGAACAGTCCTTGAAACGCTTGTGCGCCGTGGCGTGTCGCGCAACTCTTCCGGCAGTCGAATGTTTTGCAGTCGTCGGTAGGTGTTCAAAACATTTCCTTTCTAGCCATGCCGTCGAGTTCCAGCAGCCGCCGCATTATTGAAACGCCGTATTGCTCGGACGCTTTCGACCAGTGCGCGCGCAAGTCGTCTTTGGATAGGTTCGACGTGACAACCAATTGGTGGTGGCCGGCATAAATCGCGTCCATGAGCAAAAACAATTGCTCTGTCGCGAACTCTGTTGCGCGCGCCTTGTCGAACTCGTCAAGGAATATCAGCCAGCGGCGCTTGTCTGACCTCAAATCAGCCGACAGAACGGACGGCAGCTTATCGTCGCCGCACTCATAGCGCCGGTATTCGGACATAAGTTCAGCCAGTGGCGCCGCAATGGCGGGACGGCCGTCCTCGACAGCGCGCTTGTACAGCAGCCAGCCGAAAAGAGACTTGCCACAGCCAACACGCCCGCAAAGCAGAATGCTGGTGTCCGCCGCAGACTGCAGCGCCGGGACCAGTGACGCCTGGCCTTCGTGCCTGTTCGTGTCCGGCCGGATAGTCGCCAAATCGAAGCCGCGATATTCAGCCGGGATTCTGTCCAACAACCTCACCCGCAGTTTGGCTTGCAGGCAGTCGCACTGCTTGGCACCGCGCACGGTAACGATCCATTCCAGATCCTGGCACTTGGCGCAGGTGTAGACGGAATCAGAGAACTTTGCAGTCGCGGATTCCATAGTCTTCTGTAGTCCTTCGAGCGCCGTTTTGAGTGGTGTCATTTCCGTTTTTACCAGTTTCAGATTTGCCATTGAATGTCCCTCCGTTGGTTCGTCCCTGCGCTTCGTCCCAGGCGAGTTGCAAGGCTGGCGTCAGCGCCACACCGGCCTTGTACCGATTGAAAGCCAACACCATTACCCGCACGTTATGCGCGTACCTGTTGCCGGTTTCGGCAAGCTCGCGCAGAAATCTCAGCCAATCCTCTGGCGCAACCTCGATTTCCGCGCCGGTTGCACTCGCAATCAAGTCCGCCTGCGCCGTGTTCAGCGCTTTAAACCCGAGAATGTCCCGATAGGCGTTCACCGCGGCGTGATTGTGAAACCGGCTTTTAGGCGCAGCCGGTTTTTTGCTCGAGCTTCCCTTCCCCGCGGTTTTGGAATCTGCCGGATTCGTCGGCGAAGCCGGAATATCTTTGCTGGTTCTCTTTGCTGGTTCTCTTTGCTGGTTCTTCCTTACATGCAAGTCTTGTTTTTGAGACTCGTCAGTCTTGTTTTCAAGACTCTCAGTCTTATTTTCAAGACTCTCACCATCGGTAGCAGTCTCGTTTTCAAGACTTTCGGCCCCTTCAGTCTTATTTTTAAGACTGACCGTCGGAAGCTCGATAACGTCAGCCGCTTCAACGTTATCAGTCTCAATTTCAAGACTCGGCGGGACAGTGTCTTCAGCCTCTTCAATCTCGTTTTCAAGACTGAGAGTCTTGTTTTTAAGACTGTCGCCGCCGCTGCCGTTATCCTCTTTATTCAGTTCGTGGATAGTCTTGTTTTTAAGACTATTGAAGCCGAATAGCTGAATCGCGTAATTCCCTTCGAACTCGGCCCAGCCCTTAGTCGCGAGTTCTTTCCTCAGCGCGAACACGCGAGCCCGTGACAGCTTGAGAGCGTCCTGCGTCGTCGAAAGTGACGGACAGCATTTGCCGTTAACCTGGTTCCGGCAGCGGCAGAGAAACGTGTAGAGATCCCGCGCGCCGCTGGTCAGTTCGCTGTACATTCGATCAATTGCGTTGTCTGGAATGATTGCCATTGAATTAAGATCGAACCGCTGGCTTTCTATGATCGACTTCAAATAGCGATGGAGCCTGGCGCTGCTTATGACGATCCCGCAAAAAATCAGCCATACGCATGTGTGGCTTGTCGGGGTGAAGATCGAGCGCCAGCAGTCCTACCAACGTGTCAAGGGTGATTTCTTTTCTGTCCCACTTAATCCACCGCGAGTCGTTGGGGCTGGTCTTCTCGAACTGCAATAGGTGAAATCCCAAATATCGAACCTTGACCTTGCGACCCGCCGCCGATGACCTCAATTCGTAAGTGTTATCAGTTTTGGCACCGTGTCTGTTCTTGGATTTATTTGTTACTAGCTGATGTTTGAAATTCAATATGTCTGCCTGCGCCCTGTCGGGTTCAGCGCCGAACTCTTTAACCTCAACGTCCATAATCAATTGATAGTCCCTGGTCTTCGCCCCTTGCAGGTAGGTCATGTACCTGAGAATCGTATGGTCCGTATCCGTCCTGACGATATGCGCAACGCTTGGCTGTAATTTCGGACAGTGGCGCATCCATCGGCCGAAGCCCGTTTCCGCCGACGTCTGGTGGCCGCAATTCTCGCAGGTATAGCGCACGTGAAACGGCTTGGTCATTTCCCCTCCAGTCTGCCAGAGGCTATGCGCGCCGTGTCCGGATCGATCTCGAAACCAATCCATTTGCGATTCAGCTTGATTGCGGCTGCGGCTGTGGTGCCTCCACCGAGAAAGGGATCGCAGACAATGCCATCGGCGGGGCAGAGTTTTTCAATCCAATACGACGCCTCTGATTCGGCCTGCTGCCAGTCGTGGTGCGTCTTCTCCGTTCCGCTCGAGACTGTATCCACGACTATGTTCTGAGTGTCGAAGCGGCTTTCCTTGACGAACCACAGCATCGGCTTCCACCCGACCCGAACTCCGTAATAGTTCATCACGGCCATGCTGCCGGCGTGGACACAGGCGCACGTCCACCAATGGCGCAGCTTACCGTCGAATGCCTTGAAAGCTGCCGGCAGTTGCAAGTGGCCCAGGTAAAACAGCACGCTTCCGCCGGGCGCTAGTTTCCGCGCCGCAAAGTCAGCTAAGTGCGCTATAGACGCTTCGGCTGCTTTATCGTAAGGCGGGTCGGTGAAGATCAGGGACAGTGAGTTATCGGGCACGTTATTGGCGTTCGCCCAGAAGTCGCCGATGATGATGTTGCTGTTGGCCTGTTTGATCTCGGCTGCGGCTTGAGTTCTGATTTCTGCCGAAGCTCGAGCCTTCATCTCCCGTTTGGCTTCCGGGATTCTCATTTTGCCATTGTGGACTTTTTCAAGCAGGTCGGGAGCCTTCTCCTGAAGTTTCTTTGCGTCCTTCACGTATGTTGAATTACTTCCAACGGCAGCGGCGGCCTGAACAGCGGCTTTCCCGCTGTTATTCGTTTTAAAGGACTTATCGGCAGAAACCGGGGCAAATATTTGCCCCGGTTTTGAACTGCTAACTTCTTTATTTGCAGTGTAGCTTTCTATCGGCCTGCCGCCTTTGCGTTGTTCGGCTATCTTAGCTAGATGCGCCTCGATATTCAGCGCAACTACGGCCTTCTGACTGCTGTTCAGATGTCGGCGCTTCTCGTTCAAGGAAACAACGAACCATAAGAGCTGTTCTTCGTCGTTCCCGTCCCACTCCCGAAAGCGCGGCGCTATGCCAAGATCCGTGCAGGCGTTGTAACGGTTGCGGCCGTCAACGATCTGATCCTGATGCGTCCAGATCGGTTCGCGCTGGCCGTTGGCGTCAATGTCAGCTTTCAGCGCCGCGAACTCTTCGGCGCTCATCATCGGAAATATGTTTGCTACTGGATGAAATTTCATAGTCATATGCAGGGCAATTTATCACCCTTGATATATTAATGCAATATACATATCAGACTTGATAAGTTTTCTAACATTCCCTATACTTTGCCTCTCTGTATCGGGCGTGATAAATTTCCGCCCGTTATGGCGACTAAAGAGAAAAAGGTTCGTATGCTTTCACTGAAGGAAGTTTCAGAGATAACCGGCGCGCCAGCCTCAAGCGTTCGCCTTTGGGTGCGGCAGGGGCGATTCCCCAACGCCAAGCGTGAGACGACGCCGATCGGCAGCTTTTGGCTTGTCCCTGAAACTGACCTCGAAGGACTTGAATTGCGCGCGCCTGGCCGTCCGGCTGGCAGCAAGAATAAAAAGCCGTCGAAGAAGCCGAAGAAATGAATATTGAAACCCTGCCGCATATGTTCGCCTTCAAGTCCGATCCCAAAGAATAAAAACGGGGCGGACCTCGCCGCCCCAAATCAACAACAACAATCAGAATGGAATATCTGAATCCTCTTCGACGTCTATCGCGACTGTCTCCGGCGTCTTCAGCGCTTCCCGCCTGGCCGGCGACGGCGCCTCGTCTCTGCCGTTGCCACCCTCACCCTTCCTGCCGAGGAACTGCACGTCCGACGCGTTCACTTCGAGAGTGGTGCGCTTTTGCCCTTCTCTGTCGGTGTACTCTTCCTGTCGCAAGCGTCCCTCGACGTAAACTTGCGAACCTTTGGCGAGATACTCATTGCATAGTTCGCCCTGCTTGCCCCAGACGGTAATGCGAAACCATGTCGTAAACTCTTTGTCCTGGCGCTTCTCAGTCGAAGCGACGGACAGCTTGCAATTCGCAGTGCCCTGCGGCGTGTATTTCAACTCCGGGTCGCGCCCCAGGAATCCGCAAATTGTTACCTTGTTGAAACTGGCCATCTGTCTCCCTCCTGTTACTTTTCATATAAACCGCGCGCAAGCCCGAACTTCGCGGCAGCCCGGCGCAGCGCCATTCCCTCAGCGTTCGAGCTCGTATCGCCGTAGCCTTTGACTTCCTCTTCCTCGATTCCCGTCGCCTCGCGATAGAACCAGCCTTCGGCGGCCGGGATTGAGACCCGCACCACCACGACAACCTGCGCGCCGATTTGTTTGATGTCGCGGACTTCATACATCCAGCCCGGCGCGTAGTAATCGAGCATTCGCGCCGCCCGATACCACGGCAGGTAGGTAATCTTGTTGCCCTTCAGCGTCTTTTCGGCCAGCATTTTGGCCGGCACGTCTTTCGATAAATCGGCCACAATCTCTTGAATTGGCCGGCCGTATGCCGGTCGTTCGGGTGCTGCTTTTGCTGTCTGTTCTGCCATAACTATTCCTTTCGGCTTGCCACCGACTACCAGCGGCGGCTCTGGTTTCCGGCGCTCTTCACCCCCGCCGCGCGCGCCGATCGCGTCGGGGAAATCGTTTAAAACCTCAGCGGCCAGCCGTCGGTAGCGTTCCAGCCTCGCACCGCAGCTATGAAATACAGCGCGACGATGAACAACCACACGGCTAATTCCGCTATGAATGCAATCATCACTGCTTCCCTCGCTCTTTGATCACCACGATCCCGAAACCAAGACAGATAGTGATCGTGAGAAATAAAAGAATTGCTGCGAATCCAGTCATACCCGCCCCCCTTTATTCAGTTTCCGCTTGATCGCGCCGACCTTCACCGCTCTGCCGCGTACCATCGGCTCGACGCCGTAGCAGCGGCGGATAACGTCATTGCGGACCTTGAGCCCTTCTCTGTATGCGTGTTCAAGCCAGCGTGATAATTCTTTTTCCATTTCGTTTTATCTTGCCCGCCGTGACGCGGGATCGCCGCGATTTCCTGACCCGTTCTCAGAGCAACACGGCGGGCATCCCCGACGAATAGATTGATTGATAGCCGTATTCACTCCAGCGCCCCGAGTTGCGTTTTCACCATCGGTCGGGCGCGGGGCCGGTGGCGGAAGTGTGGTTAAGGGGCGACCGCTAGTGCGGAATGTTTAGCCATATGCGCCAGTCCACATTCCTCGCACACCCTATCGGGATTGCTTGGCCCTGTATTCTTGCCGTAGCAGCCACAAGCAGGCATTAGACAGTCGTCAAAAGGCGTTACTAGCCAGTCGCGGTTACAAATTGGGCAAGTGCTTTCGCCTGCGTCTGGTATTGTGAATTCGCTCATATGGTTTTCACCTCCATCAGTTCTTGATTGTCCGCCTCTGCCACGATCAGTCTTGCAACCTCGACGATCTCGGCTTCAAGCTCGGATCGCCTCATCTCCGCTTGCGTGAACTCGTTGGAAAGCCGCAAGCGACCGTCTGAAATCTGCCAGTCTTCACCGGCGAATCTCTCGTCGAACGCTTCCAGGCGAATGCGCCGATTGTTTGCGATCACCATCACGCCGCGGCGCTTGTGGAAGAGCTCTTCCAGTCGCGCGAGCGTGTCGGCTGCCGGAAAATCTTCGGTGAATGTGGCGGCATGTTCGATTTGCGCGATTGTATTCATGGCTTCCTCCTTGTGCTTATCGTGGCCTTGATTACCTTGAACGGCTTGACGCCCTGGCTCTCCAATATTCGATTGGCCTTACTCAGCGCCTTATCTTTATTCGGGGCCACGATCGGCAAAGTTCGTTTTGTGTTTCCCTGTTCGACGTCAACATCGAAGTCGAACTCGACCTCTTTTTTGAGCGGTGACGGTTTCATCAGCCATCTCCGAATTGTTCA